CAAAATTATTATACGCTAATAGATTGTTCAGAGCTTATAACTTAAACAATGAGCAAAAATCTAAAGTTGTTGAAAACTTAGACAGAACATCATCTGTTAGAGAAGTAAAATTAGTTTACGCTACGTTAGCAGAATCAATGAATTTTACAGGAACTGAGAAAAAAACTAAGAAAGTTGTAGCTGAAGCTGCATCTAAACCAGTTGCTTCTACTGCTCCTGCAAAAGAAATTATTTCTGAAAACACAAATGCATTAGCTGAAAGATTTAAGCAATTAGCTAATATCAAATAATTAACTTAACATTAAAGGAAAAGAAAAATGGCAAATTTTGATTTATCTAAACTAATGGAAGGAAAGAACCCACAAACTGTAATGTTGAATGAAACAAGACAACTTAAAGGAAAATGGGAAAACACAGGACTTCTTGAAGGTTTAGGAGAAAAAGAACAAGGCTCAATGGCCGTTCTTTTAGAAAACCAAGCAAAGCAATTGCTTGATGAGGCATCACAAACTGGTGTCGGTAATAATAGTGAAGAGTGGAGTGGTGTAGCCCTTCCTCTTGTAAGAAGAATCTTTGGTGAGATTGCTTCTAAAGAATTCGTTTCTGTTCAACCAATGAACTTACCTTCAGGTCTAATCTTTTATTTAGACTTTAAGTATGGAACTGCAACTGGTGGAAAATCTACTGGTACTGGTGGTTCATTATTCGGTGGTACAGGTGCGGACTTAGGTTCAACTGATGTTGCACAAGGTGGTCTTTATGGTTCAGGTTCTTACGGATACTCTGTAAACGAATTCACTGCTTCTGTTGCAACTGGTGCTCAGACTTGGGCTTCTGCTTCTTGGGCTGATGTAGGATTTGACGCAGTACTTTCTGCTTCAGTTGCTGCAGGTGATGTTCAAAAAGTAACTTTCGCTGCAACTCAATTAGATAACGCTGATTTAGACGCAGTAAGAAGTTTCAGAATTTCTGGTACTGACATTACTGATAATGTAAACTTTAGTCAATTTAACTCTTCAGATGGTACAAACATCACTGCGTTTGTATTCTCTCAAGTAGCTGTTGACCAAAACGCAATTACAGTAAACTATTCAAGAGTACCTTCTGACTATGCAAGAGGTGACTTCGAAGCTGGTAAACCACAAAGAGGTTCATCTATTGATGCGGATATCCAAATCCCAGAAGTAGACTTAGAATTGAAGTCTGAAGCAATCGTTGCTAAGACAAGAAAACTAAAGGCTGTGTGGACTCCTGAGTTAGCACAAGACCTTAATGCTTACCACAGTATTGATGCTGAAGCAGAGTTAACTTCTATGTTATCTGACTATATCTCATTAGAGATTGACTTAGAAATCTTAGATATGTTAGCTTCTAACGCATTAACTACTGAGTACTGGTCAGCAACTATTGGTGAAGAGTATGTAAATAGTGCATGGACTTCTGCAACTGCAGGACAAGCATATCAGAAAAATACTTGGTTCCAAACTTTAGGTACTAAAATTAACAAAGTATCTAACAAGATTCACCAATTAACATTAAGAGGTGGAGCTAACTTTATCGTTGCTTCTCCTGATGTATGTACTATCTTAGAATCAATCCCAGGATTTACAGTTTCTGCTGATAAAGATGCAATGTCTTTCGCAGCGGGTGTAACTACTGTTGGTGCTTTAGCTAGTAGATATACTGTTTACAAAAATCCTTATATGACTTCTAACGAAATCTTATTAGGATTTAGAGGTTCTAACTTCTTAGAAACTGGTGCTGTATATGCTCCGTATGTACCTCTAATCATGACACCATTAGTGTATGACCCAACTAACTTCACTCCAAGAAGAGGAGTTATGACAAGATACGCTAAGAAAATGGTTAGACCAGAATTCTATGGTAAGATTTATGTTAAAGATTTAGCATCTATCTAATCTTAGTTAGTTCTTAGATAAAATTAGAGGGGTAGGAAACTATCCCTCTTTTTTTATGCCTTTTTGAAAAACACTATTCTTATATTTCTTTATATTTATAGATACGATATTAAAAGAGAGGAATAATAGATGTCAGTAGAATACATATACCCAGGTTCATCATCATTTGCTACGGGTTCAACTCCTTTTGGTACTTATGATTCAGAGTCTTCATTTCAAACCGATGCTCCTAAAGTAGCAAATTGGTGTGCAAAGAGATTAGGATATCCTGTCCAAAATGTGGAATTGGTTGATGAAAATCTATTTGCTTGTTTTGAAGAAGCAACTGCAGAGTATGCTTCACAAGTAAATCAATTCAACATTAGAAATAACTTAGATACACTTAAAGGAAATCCAACGGGTACGAATTATAGTGGAAAGTTAGTACAAGGTTCATTCTTACCAACGGTTGTTGGTATATCCGATGCTTATGGAACATTATCTGGTGTTGGTGGTAATACTGATATTAAAAGTGGTTCTATTGATTTAGTCATCGGACAACAAAGATATGATTTAGACGCTTTATTTGCAAGTGGTAGTGAGGGTGGAAAACGAATAGATGTAGTCAAGGTATTCCACGAGGTAACTCCTGCTATTAATAGATTCTTTGACCCATATTCAGTTTCTGGTCAAGGAACACTTAACTTAATTGATGAATTTGGATTTGGTTCATTCTCACCAGCAGCACAATTTGTATTAATGCCAATTTTTGAAGATATGTTAAGAATTCAAGCAATTGAATTCAATGACCAAATTAGAAAATCTGGACACTCGTTTAATATCACAAACAATAAATTACAAATTTTCCCAATACCAACTTCAACTGGTAAACTATGGTTTGAATATTTTGTGAGAGATGAGTTTGTACAAAACTCAACATCAGTAACACCTGATGTAGTTTCAGACTACTCAAACATAGGATATGACTTTATACCATATACATCTATAAATGATGTTGGTAGACAATGGATTAGAAAATATACACTTGCTCTCGCAAAAGAACTATTAGGAGCAATCAGAGAAAAATATAGTTCAGTACCTATTCCTGGTTCCGAAATATCGTTGGATGGAGCAGCATTAAGAGCTGAAGCACAAACTGAAAAAGATGCTTTGATTGAACAACTCAGAGAAAACTTGGAAGAGTTAAGTAGAAAAAATCAGTTTGAAATTAGAAATAACGAATCTAATTATCAGCAAGAAATGTTACGAAAAGTTCCATTAACGATATACACCGGATAAGATGCCAAGATTTGCATTAGATAGAGACATACGATTTTTTGAATCAATTTCAAAAGAGTTGGTAGATACTGTAATTGAAACTACGGTAGTTCTATTCAAACTTGCTATTGAAGATATCTCAACAAACCTTTATGGTGAATCTCTAAACAAATCTTATTATCAAGGTACGGAATGTACTGCAGTCATCGAAAGAGATGATACTTCGGTTTCTTACGAAGGTTTTGGTTCAGATAGTGGACAAAATGTAGAATTCAGATTCAATCGTATTACATTAAAAGATAAAGGATTCTATCCCGAAATTGGTGATATTATTAAACACAATGATGCTTATTTCGAAATTGATAATGTAAGAGAGGACCAACTAATTGGTGGACAAAGTGGAGAGAAATTCTCAATTATTTGTTCAACATTTATGACAAGAAGAAGTTCTATTCAAACTGAAATGAGAGTTATATAATGAACAAGAAGGAAACAAATAGAGCATTACAAAGAGGTATCAAACCAGAATACACTAAGGGTGTAAAACTTTTAGATGTAGATACTACTATTGCAGAGTATATGGTGGATACTGTAATTCCTGATGTAGAAGAACACAATAGTAAAGTTAAAGTTCCCCTACTTTATGGAAATGCTGAAAGATGGAATAATGCTCGAGCAAAGGGATATCTGAGAGACCAAAGGGGTAAGATTCAAATTCCATTGGTAATGTTTAAGAGAAACTCTATTGAGAGAGATTCTAACTTAGCACAATTCAAAGATGTAAATACTCTTCCTGCTTATAAAAAATATTCTTCAAAAAATAAATACGAAAGATTTACCTTACAAACAAATGCAAAGTCTCCCTTAGAACAATATGAAGTTTCTGTACCTGATTATGTAACTGTAACTTATGAGGTAATGATTTGGACATCGTTTACCGAACACATGAATAAGATTGTAGAGGCATTTCAATATGCTACTGATAGATATTGGGGTAAAGAAGATGGATTCAAATTTAGAACTCGTATTGACTCATTTGATAATCAACAAGAAGTAGGAGAAGGTTCGGAAAGAATTATTAGAACCTCTTTCACTATGGTTGTAAACGCATATCTACTTCCTGAAACTTATGATGAAAAACCAACCGTTAGAAAATCATTCACACCAAAAAAAGTAGTATGGGGTGTAGAAACGGATTTAAGTGGACTTACATTTACAAATCCTAATATTATAAATGAATATCAAAATGTTTTAGATTTCGTTACTATAAGAAGTTCTCAAAGAGCAGAATTTGTAAGTGCGAATCAAGTTAAACTAACCAATGTTAGACAACCGGTTTTACCACCGGAACTCATAGGTTCTTTTGATACCATAAATTGGTATAGAGTTTACATCAATTCAGAATTCAAACCAGCATCGGTTTATTCTTATTCTTTTAATGGTGCAACAAATGAAATAACATTTGTATTTACTGGTCTTGGTTTTAACTTAGATTCAAACGATGAAGTAGACATTGTTGGTAAATTTGAACAATTATGAGTGATATAAAAACCATAAAAAATATAATGAAAGAAGTTAACGAACCCAATGAGTTCGTTATGGAAGAATACAATGGTACTCATCCATTATATTGGATATGGAGAGTTCAGAATTGTAGACTAAAGACTTTAGATAGTAGAGTTGCTGATAAAAGAAAAACGGAGCATCGTTTTGATGTTTTTATTTGGGGTGGTTACATTGCTCCAAGAGACTACAAGTACGAGCAGGTTGGAAACGATTTTCATATAAAGTTTATAAGAGCAAACTTTCCATCAATAATTGAAAATCCAAATGACCCAAATTTTGGAGAAGCATGGCAGATTGAGTCAAGTGATGAAATTAAAATTGAAGGTGATTTAGAGCAAGTTAACTAATGGCAAGAAGAAGACCACATATAGAAATTGGTAATATTGAAAAGAAAAGAGATAAGGAATCTTTTAGAACATTCTTATTAGATGTAATTAAAGATACATTTATAAAAGAGTTTACACCTACATCTATTTCCTTAAATGATGAATTGTTTACCCTTACATTAGGTCCTGTTGATAACTCAACACCATCGGATGGTGATTACACGGATTACGGTGATATAAAGGGGTATAGATTTGTTTATGAAGATTTGATTGTAGATGATGTGAAAGATTACATTGATGTATATTTATATGGAGTAAAGCAGACGGGAGATAGGTACGAAGTTAAAATATTCAATTCTATTGGTGGTGAAATAACTACTGGTAATTTGATGAACGGTGTATCCATCAAAATCATTTTTAATCAAAGTATTACATTAGTTCCAGCAGATGTGGTTAGAACTGACTTTGAAATTAAAGGTAAAATTGTAGAAATTGAATAATGGCTAGATTAATACCACAGAAGCAGATAGAAGAAATAAATCAGTTTAAGGATTCCATATCCGTAGCTAACTCTGTTTTTATTTCTGGTTCTCTTTTAGTATCTCAATCAATAGATATTGGGTCAACTGCCGATACTATACAAAGAATCACAGGTTCGGTAGAAATAACTGGTTCATTAGAATTAGATGGTCAGTTATCGTTTAAGGATGCTCAAAGTAGATTAGACGCAACCTCATCGTTCTCTGATGAATCTGTTGATACTCAACGATTTGGTGGTATTTCAGTAACCGAATTTGGAGGTAGTGATGCCACTATTTATGTATCTGCTACAAGGGGTGATGATACAAATGATGGTCGTTCACCACAATTCCCACTAAGAACTATAAAGAAAGCAGCCGAATTAGCAACTCCTGGTGATGATGGTAGATTTGGTTTAGATACTGGTTCTAACTTTACTGGTTTCCGAATCGATGTAGATACTGGTAATTATGTAGAAGATAACCCAATTGAATTACCAAGAAACACAACTGTTTGGGGAAGTGGTTTAAGGGTAACAAAAATTATTGCTAAAAACGAAAACGAAGACCTTTTTTGGGTAAATTCTGGTTGTTATCTTGCTGAAATGACTTTCGCAGGTCTAAGAGTTTATCCATCGGTTGATGTAGCAGCAAAAGGATTTGCTATTGCATTCGCACCAAACGCATTTATTACAACATCTCCTTATGTTCAGAACTGTTCGATGATTTCGAATCAGGAAAATTCATTCTTAGAAGCATACGAAGAAATACCTGCGGGTGGTGGTGGTTTGAATGTAGATGGTAATAGAATCCATCCCGACTCACCACTTGCTTCAATGGTACTTGATGCATATACACAAATTGCACCAAATGGTGTGGGTTGTCAGGTTGTTGGTAGAGGATTCATTCAGTTGGTATCATTCTTCACCAACTTCTCAGCATATTCAGTAAAAGTAATTGATGGTGGACAAGCAGTACTACTTAACTCAAACACCTCGTTTGGTGATTATGGTATGTACGCATCTGGTTCTCGTTTCATTACAGGTAGTGGTGGTAACCAAAATGCATTTATAAATGTACAAAATAACTATTCAATTATTGTTGATACAATTGAAGATGGTCTTTCTGCAATTCCACCATTGGTAACGAATACCGAAAATGGATATAGAGCAACTGACCCAAATGTAATTCCTCAATACTTTACTTCGGCAGATTCTAATGCTGAAGTTGCAGAAATTGCAAAATCTGATTTTAGATTAGTAACATCTGTAATTGAAAATGGTGATACTAATGAAGTTGCTTTAGTTGCAAAAAGTAGTACAACTGGATATTCATCAGCATCGGTTTATAATATTAGTGGTGATACACAAATCACATCATCATTAACTGCATCGGTTTCTGATATTCAAAAAATAGATACAAACTATACAATAGTTCTTGATATTATTGATAGAGGTAACGCAGCAACATCATCATATACTCAAGTTGAAAATACTTCAGCATCAATTTATGTTGGTGATGTCGAACAATATAAAAGTGGAATTGCAGTAACTTCTACAACTAAACAAATTGTTGGAGATAGGTTTGATGAGGTAATTGATATTATTACCAATGGACCAACATTTGCAGATACACTAATAACAAACACTTCAGCAAGTTTCAAATTTTCAAGTGAAACTCCATATGAAACAGATGTTATTTCATCAGATAGTATTGTTCAAAGTATTAGTGAATCTATATCGATTGTTTATAATATTTTAGACAATGGAACTGGTTCAAATGTAGTTCCAACTATTGTACCAAGTAGTTCAATAGCAAACCCAACGGTTGAATACCAAAATGCATACGAATTATTGATTAACAATATTCCATTTATTCAAGAAGAAACAATTCTTTATTTGTCATCTTCTTGGAGTGAATTTGAATACAATCAAGAAACTTGTAAAAGGGATGTTGGATACATTGTAAGTGGTGCCGCACATGATTTATTATATGGTGGAAATGAAGAATCTGTAAGAAGTGGTATTTTCTATTATCAGTATCCATCAGACGCAACAACGACACAAAAAGACCCTACACTAACTGCAATAAAATATGTTAGAGGTCTTACTGAAAATATATTAAAGAATAAAACATTTAGAGATACAAATTCTGATATTGATAATGGATATGATGTTTTATTCAATAACAAAGATTTTATTAGAGAAGAAACGATTGCATATCTAAGTTCATCTTGGTCTACTTTTGATTATAATGAAGCAAAATGTAGAAGAGATTTAGGATACATAATTGATGCAGTTGGAACTGACTTATTATACGATGGTAATGAAAGAACCCTCGAGGCAGGAAACTTCTATTACAAATACCCTTCGTTAGCAACTACTGATAATAGAACCGATGGTCAAAAACAACAAACTTTAGATGGTATAAAGTATGCCAAAAGATTATCACAAAAATTGGTTAACAATGAAACATTTGTAACTGCATCACAATCAATTCAAGCAGCAGCCGATTTAGCAAGAAAAAATCGTTCTCTTATTCAAGATGAAACGATTACATATATAAACACAAAATATCCAACATTCTCTTACAATGAGGCAAAATGTAGGAGAGATACTGGATATATTATTGACAATGTTATCACCGATTTAGTTTATGGTGGTAATGAAAGAAGTGAATTGGCAGGATTGTATTACTACTTATACCCTTCTATTGCAAATACAACTCAATTAGAAGAAACTTTAGAAGGTATAAGATACTCACAAGGTTTCTTACGAGAAATAGTATTATCAAACAATATCAGTACACCACAGATTGTTCTAAATACTGATGGTAACATACGAGTAACATCTTATACACCAACAACAGGTTCTATTAGTGGTGGGGAAACTGAAATACAAATAGTATCTCAATCTTTCGGTATTATTGAAGATATTATAAGATATGGTGATTCTAATGTATTGGGTGCTATAGCAGCAAACTCAAGTGATATTGAATGGACTACTACAAGTCCTGTAAACACAAGTGGAAGAAATCAAATAACAAGTAGTACAAGTTTTGATAATACATACACCGAAAGTATTTCAAGTAATTATGAAACCGTTATAAAAATAATTGAAAGTGGTTCATCAATAACTACTGAAGAAACAATAGGAACCGATTCTAAAGGAAATCCAATATCAACAGTTGGTATTCCTAAAAATTCTTATGGAGACAATTTAGTAAAAACGGTAACTGGTGTAAACATTCCTAATGAAATTACAATAGTAAAAAATACCGATTCGGCAATTAAATTTAATAATAATAATCAATACACCGCATCGGTAACGGCATCTTCGGTTGAGGTAGCAAAAGTATCATCTTCATTCGCAGTAGTTTCCGATATTATAGAATTTGGAATTACTGGAAGTCGAATAATAAGTGGTTCATCTGATGCATCAACTTATTTTGAAGTTGTAACATTGGATAGTAATTATAACGCATTTTATTTTAACAAGAATCAGTTATCAAAATTTGATGACATTGATGGAAAGGATTTACCAGAAGATAGTGGTTCTTATGATGATGGAATAAAAGACCCAACACTTACTCTAAAACGAGGAGAACTATATACTTTCTCTATTAACTCTCTAAATATCGTAGATGGTGGAAGTATAAATCCTGATGAGAGACAACCATTCTATATTAAAACACAAAGAAAATCAGGAACAGAGTTCCAATACACAACTGGTATAACAAATAATGGAACAACATTTGGTACTTTAACATTCATTGTACCATTTGATGCACCCGATAGGTTATTCTATGTGAATGGAAATAATGTTTCTGCAAGTGGTGTAATTGATATTGTAGACAACTTACCTTTATCTGATACTCAAAGATATATTGATGTTCCATCTAAAGGTGAAATAGAGGTTGTTTACAACACTATTGATAATATTAAGGTAACTGATAACATTCAATTTAGTTCATCTTTTTCAGCGTCTGTAAATGATACTCATAATGTAAGTTCATCATTCGCAACCGTGATTGATGTTTTGGAGAATGGATTAGATAATTTACCAACGGTTGTTAGTAATATTACCGGTTCAATAAAGAAAAGTAATATAAGTCAATATACTTCATCAACTGATGCAACGGTTGGTATTAGAAATATTGTAACATCATCTTTTGATACAATTATTGATATCTTAGAAAATGGAACTGACAACATACCAACTTTAGATGACAATGTGTCAGATTTAATTAAAGTAACTTCGACCAATCAGTTAACATCATCAGTTTCTGCTGGTGATTATGAGGTGGGTCTTGTTAGTTCATCATACGCAACTATTATTGATGTTTTATTTAATGGGTTGGGTAATTTACCAAGTGAAATCTTAAATACTTCAGCAAGTATAAAAGTAACCAACACACCTCAATACATTTCTGCATCTTCGGTTAGTAGTGAAGAAATCAACAAAGTATCATCTTCGTTTGCTATTGTATTAGATATTGTAGAAAATGGAACGGGTAGTATTCCTACGATTGTAGAAAATGTAAATGAGAATATAAAAGTTGGAAACATAGGACAATATATTTCATCCTCTTATAGTGGTTCATTAGAAGATGTATCTTACCTTTCTTCATCATTCGCAATAGTAACGAGTATAATTAAAAATGGATTAAATTCGGCACCAACTCTTGTTGATTATACAACAAGATTGACAACCGAAAATGCAATAGCATCTTATGAAATATTAAAAGAAAATATTGATTTTATCCAAGAAGAAACAATAGCATACTTATCATCTTCTTGGTCAACTGCTTCTTACGATGAACAAAAGTGTAGAAGAGATGTTGGATTTATTGTTAGTGGTGCAGCAGAAGATTTAATTTGGAATGCAAATTCCGCATCGGTAGTAAATGGTAAGTTCTATTTTGAGAACCCTTCTTTAGCAGAAACTTCTCAGATAAATCAAACTTTAGATGGTATCAATTACGCAAGTAGATTGGCACAAAAACTTATTCAAAATATTGAATTTGTAACATCATCTGAAGAAAGGTTATTAACACAAACTTTATTAACCGAAAACACACCATTTATTCAGAATGAAACTATTTCTTATTTGAGTTCTTCATGGTCAACATTTGATTATAATGAAGTAACTTGTAAAAGAGATATAAACTATATAATTGATGCAGTAAAAACTGATATTGTTTATGGTGGTAATGAAAGAAGTGCAAACGCAGGAGAATTCTACTACCTATACCCATCGGATGCTACCGGTTCTCAATTACAACAAACACTTGATGGAATTGACTATGCAAGAAGATTAGCAGATAAAGTAATACAAAATGTTGAATTTATAACTTCTTCAAATGAGGCATCGGCATCTCATCAGTTATTGAGAGACAATAAACAATTCATTCAAGATGAAACTATTGCATATATTTCAGCAAGTTGGTCTGACTTTGATTATGTAGAGTCAACTTGTAAACGAGATGTGGGATACATCATTGATGCGGTTGCAACAGATACACTTTATGGAGGTAATGAAAGAACTGTTGAAGCAGCAAGATATTATTACCTATATCCATCGGATGCTACTGGTTCTCAATTATCTCAAACAACTGATGCGATTAATTACGCAAGAAGATTATCTGAAAACATTATAGTAAATACACAATTTGCATCTGCACCATTTAGTAGAACAAATGGATATGACCTAATCTTCAAAAACAGAAACTTAATTCAAACTGAGGTTGTAGAATACATTTCTTCATCATGGGCAGATTTTGAATACGATGATGTAAAATGTGCAAGAGATGTAGGATATATTTTAGACGCAGTATCTACTGATTTACTTTATGGAGGAAACGAAAGAAGTAGAGTAGCAGGTGAATTCTACTACCTATATCCATCAGATGCTACTGGTTCTCAATTAACACAAACAGTTGATGGTGTTAAGTGGGCAAAATCAATGACTGATGAAATTTTACAAAACAATTTATTTGTAACAGCATCGGAACAAAAGTTAGCAGTAGCAAGTTTAATAACTGAAAATAAACAACTAATACAAGATGAAACAATAGCATATTTATCTTCATCTTGGTCAACATTTGATTATAACGAATCTAAATGTAAAAGAGATGTTGGATATATTTTAGATGCAGTTGTGACTGACTTTGTATATGGTGGTAATGAAAGAAGTGCTAAGGCAGGAGAATTCTACTATCTATATCCTTCAGAAGCAACTGGTTCTCAACTATCTCAAACATCGGATGGTGTTTCTTTCGCATCAAGACTTACAAATAAGTTAATTACAAATACAACTTTAGTAAGTCCTTCGATAGAAAGACAATCAACTTATGATTTATTATTTGAAAACAAATCATTCATACAAGATGAGGTAATATCTTATATTTCTTCTTCTTGGAGTGGTTTTGACTATATAGAATCTAAATGTAGAAGAGATACTGGATATATTATTGATGCGGTTGCAACTGATACACTTTATGGTGGTAACGAGAGAAGTGTAACTGCGGGTGAGTTCTATTACTTATTCCCATCTGAAGCAACTGGTTCTCAATTACAACAAACATTGGATGGTGTAAGACATGCGGCAGGTGTAGCAGATAAACTGATTGAAAATACAATATTTACTACTGCCTCTTTAGACAAAAAACAATCTTATGATTTAATCTTAGACAATAAAGACTTAATTCAAGATAATGTTATTGACTTTATAGACCAGACATATCCATACTTCACTTATAATAGAACTAAGTGTAGAAGAGATACTGGATACATTATTGATGCGGTTGTAACTGACTTATTGTATGGTGGTAATCAAAGAAGTGTTGTAGCAGGTGTTTATTATTATCTATACCCATCTGAAGCAACTACAACTCAAATAATAGAAACTGTACAGGCAATACGATATGCCGATTCAATTAGTAAAAAGGTTGTACAAAATGAAGAATTGGTAACACCATCAATTTCTAAGAACACGGAAAACAATATTAGGTTTACTAATTCTACTCAATATACCGATTCATTAGCAATTAGTGGAAGTGAAGTATTAGAAATAAGTTCTTCATTTGAAACTGTTACTGGAATTATAACAGATGGTGTAAAATCATTTACTCCAACAGATGCATCATATGACCCATCAAGTGGAGATTTTGTAATTACTATTGCAAACCATTCACTAAGTACATCAAATGGTATTTGGATAAAACCTAATTCATTTACCTTTACTTGTGAAATGGATGGTAATAGAACTGAACATATTTTACCTTCACTTGGTCAACCCGCATACAATAATAGATTACCAATAACAGCAACAACATCAGATACTATAACTGTAAATGTTGGCAAATCAGGTCCGAATATTGAATTCAATCCAACTAATGCATCTTATGACCCTGCAACTGGTGATTTTGTGGTAACTGTTGGAACTCATAGTTTAAGTGTTGGTGAAGGTATCGTTATGGAACCTGAATCATTCGCATTCACTTGTGATATGGATGATAACCAATCAGTTAAATCTTATCCAAGAGTTGGTATAGACCCTAAAGCAGTTCGTTCTATTCCTCTAACTGCGGTAACTGATACTACATTAACATTTAATGTTGGAGCATCTGGTCCAAACAAATATTTCACACCTGTATCTGCATCTTACAACGCATTAACTGGTGATATGACATTGACTGTTAGTGAATCATTCGGATTGGGTGTTGGTAGAAGTGTAGTATTGGAAGATGAATCATTTGCATTCACTTGTGACCAAGATGGAAACACAACAACTCATTCTTACCCAAGACCAGGTTCAGACCCATATGCTGGAAAATCAATTGTGATTACTTCAGTTGGTACAACAACACATACTATAACCGATGCACCATACGATTCAGCAACTGGTGATGTTACTATAACAATTGCTAATCACGGATTCTCAAATGGAGATTACATCAAATTAGATGATAACTCTCTAACTTATACTTGTGTATTAGATGGTAATACAACTACCAAATCTTACCCAAGACCTAATTACGATTATCCAAGTGGAAGATGGTTAGAGATTTCAAATGTAACTACAAATACATTTGATATCAATATTGGTTCATCTCCATATGTAGGGGCACATACATTCGTATCTGCAACTTCTGATGGATTAGAAAGACAAGATGGTACATTTACAATCAATGTGGGTAATGCTGGAAGTGCTTCTGGTTCTTTACACACATTTGTATCTGCATCAAATAACGCAGTTAAACACGAACCTCAATCAGTACACACATTTGTGTCTGCATCAAATGGAGCATTGAAACATTTACCTCAATCTACTCATACATTTGTTAGAACTGTTGAAAATTCAATAAGTACAGTTCCATACGAAACTAAAAATATTGAATCACTAACTAAAGTAAATAATATAGAACAATTTACTTTATCTACAAGTGGTTCATCTACTGAAGTGGGAATTGTATCTGCAAGTATTGATTTGATTAATGATATTATTAGACTTGGTACTGATAATATACCATTTACTATCGCTAAACATTTCCAAACTTCTGAGTTAGATACTCCACAACAATTAACAACGGGTTCTTATACTCAAATAACTGGACCTACATTAGATTCAGAATACAACAATGGTTCAATTATATCTTTAACTGGTGATGGTAGTGATTTCTTCAAAAAAGAAGTTACAGTCAATGGTGTAAGAATTGTTGTAGCCGGTGATGTTGGTGGACAAACTGCTGTACCTGATGCATTTACTGAGAAAGTTGCTCGTATGTTTGAATTATTTACTGACCCAAGTGGTTCGGGAATAAATGAAACATTCCAAAGAAATTTAATTAAAACATTAAGTGGTGATAGTGGAACTTACCACGCTGGATTACCAACTATACAAAGAGTAGCAAGAGGGGCTGGAAGTGATTATACTCCAAACTTCCTTGATGATGCTGGTATTTTATATTGGAACTTAACAAACTTGCTTGATACTCATGTACAAAACGATATGGTTTGGTATCTAAACTCAACAGGTGATATATCTGGTTCTGGTGATATAGATGCACAAGAAGTAATTGAACACATATTCCACACATTACATATGCATGGTTTACCTGCAGATGATATAAAACTATATTCTTATTTGGCATCTGATTGGCAGACTGGTGATTTATATCTTGCAATGGAAGAGGCATATGATGCTGGATTGTGGGATTCATCGGGATATGGTGGTAATAGTTGGAAAACTGATTCTGATGCATTTGAGGTAGCTGCTAAAGAATATCTATATTTGTTAAACTTCTCAATGTTTGAATATACCGATTTATGGGAAAATGGAAGTCTTTCTCCTGAGTGGGATGATTCAATGAGAACACAAGCTGGAATTTTAGCAAATAACCCATTAGGTTATGCATTCCATAACACATATATTTCACCTACAATTAGTAAACCATCATTGGCAACTATTAGAAGTATATTCCAAGATGGTGATTTGGGTGACCCAACAATAGCAGGTGAATCTGGATATGTTGTAACTCCAACTGGAACTTATGATGTGACCGATGAGTTAGTCATTGTTAGTTCTTCGGTTAAGATTGTAAATGATATAATTCAAAGTGGTACTGGTTCACTACCAACTCAAATTTCAAATACATCAAATACTATTAAAGTAGGAACAGTAGACCAATTCATTGGAGTACAAAGTGGTTCATTAACTGAAATTGATTTAGTTAAAAACAGAGCAGGTATTATAGAGAATGTGGTACAAAATGGAACGGGTTCACTTCCAATATTAGTTAGAACAAATAGTGATATTACAAACCTAATCAAGTATACTGATAGTTCTCAAATAACCGGTAGTAGTGGTGATAAAGTTCAAGAGAAAATTATTTCTTCATCATTTGGTATTGTGGTTGATATTCTAAACAATGGTACTGGTTCACTACCAACATTAGTTGATTATGAAACAAGAATTGATGCACCTAAGAGTGTTAATGCATATAACTTATTAAAGGATAATATTGAGTTTATTCAAGATGAAACTATTGCATTCCTTTCTTCATCATGGACTGAATTTGATTACAATGAAGCAAAATGTAGAAGAGATTTAGGATTTATCATTAGTGGAGCAGCAGAAGATTTAATTTGGAATGCAAATTCATCTTCAATAGTAAACGGTAAATTCTACTATGAATATCCATCTCAAGCAACTGGTTCTCAATTACAACAAACACTTGATGGTATTATCTATGCAAGTAATATGGCACAAAACATTGTTAGAGGTAGAACTTATGTAACTGCTTCACAAAATGTGTCTGCATCATTTGAATTGTTAAGAAACAATAGAGAATTTATTAAAGAAGAAACAATCGCATTTGTATCTTCTTCATGGAGTGATTTCTACTACTCAGAATCTAAATGTAGAAGAGATACCGGATATATTGTAGATGCTATCGCAACTGACTTACTATATGGTGGTAATGAAAGAAGTACAATAGCAGCAGAATATTACTATCGTTACCCATCAGCAGCAATTGTGGGTGGTGTACCAAATGAAAATCAACAAAAAGACCCAACGGTAACTGCAATAAACTACATTAAAGGTTTAGTTGGAGAACTTGTAAGTGGTTCTACCTTTGTATCACCAAGTAACGAAGTTGAATACACTTATGATTCGATAAGAGAAAATAGACAATTTATTCAAAATGAAACAGTAGCATTTATTAATGCAAAATACCCTGATTTAATTTACAACGAAGCAAGTTGTAGTAGAGATACTGGGTTTATTGTTGATGCTATTGCTACTGATTTAAGATGGGGTGGTAACCAAAGAAGTATTACCGCAGGTGAGTTCTATTATAAATTCCCATCTAAAGCAATATCATCTCAGGCAAGTTCAACAATTGATGGTGTAGTATACATCAAAGACTTGATTGAAAGTATTGCAAATAAAGAAACATTATCAGTACCACAAAGAACACTTAATACAGATTCTAATATTAAGTTCTTCACACATAATCAGTTTACTGGTTCACTAAGTGGTAGTTTAGAAAATATAGCATTTGTTTCATCTTCAATTGATATAGTCACTACGATAATCGCAAATGGAACGGGTTCTTATGAAACTGCAAGTTTATATGGAGTTCGTTCTACTGACCCATCTACTCTCGCTGCTTATGAGATTATCAAGGAAAATATTGACTTTATCAAAGATGAAACAATTGCTTACTTATCATCTTCTTGGAGTACATCATCGTACAACGAGGAGAAATGTAAAAGAGATGTTGGATTTATTATTAGTGGAGCAGCAGAAGATTTAGTTTATAACACTTATTCTGCATCTATTGTAAATGGTAAATTCTATTACGAATACCCATCAGAAGCAAATGGAACGGGTTCACAGATAAATCAAACATTAGATGGAATTTTCTACGCAAGTAGAATTACACAAAAATTAATTCAGAATATTGAATTTGAAACTGCTTCATTAGAAGTATCATCTTCTTACAACTTGATAAGAGAAAATAGACAATTTATTCAAAGTGAATCTATTTCTTACTTATCATCTTCTTGGAGTTCGTTTGACTATAATGAAGAAAAGTGTAAACGAGATATAACTCATATTATTGACGCAGTATCAACTGATATTCTTTATGGTGGAAATGAAAGAAGTATTACAGCAGGAAACTTCTACTACAAATACCCATCATCTGCAACAACTGCTCAAGTTGACCCAACAACAACTGGTATTAATTATGCTGGTGATTTAATGGAAAACCTTATTCAAAACAATGAATTTGTAACTGCAACTGCAGAAAGAATTGCAGGAAACAAAACATTATTAGAAAATAGAAGTTTTATCCAAAATGAAGTAATAGCATATATTTCTTCTTCTTGGAGTGGTTTTGAATATAATGAAGCAAGTTGTAGTAGAGATACTGGATATATTGTAGACGCAGTTGCGACTGACTTACTATATGGTGGTAACGAAAGAAGTAGAACTGCGGGAGAATATTACTATTTATATCCATCTGAAGCAACTACAACTCAAGCAAATCAAACAACTGATGGTGTGAAATACGCAAGTGGTATTGCACAAAAGTTAGTTCAAAACATTGAGTTTGTAACTGCTTCCAATGAAGTATCGGCATCTTGGAACTTACTAAGAGATAACAAAGAATTTATTCAAAATGAAGTTATTGCCTTTGTATCTTCTTCTTGGAGTGGTGTTTACTACGATGAGGAAAAATGTAAAAGAGATGTTGGTTTCCTAATTGATGCTACTGCTACTGATTTATTCTATGGTGGTAACGAAAGAAGTGTAACCGCAGGTAGTTACTATTGGAGATATCCTTCAAGAGCAACTAACAAGGGTGTACCTTCAGAAGAAAATCAATTAGACCCAACTGTTGATGGAATTAGATATGCAAAAGGATTATCACAAAAAGTAATTCAAAATACTGAATTTACTACTCCTACTAATTCTACTTTAGTTGGTGCAGAATTATTGATTGGAAATAAAAACTTAATTCAAAATGAAGTTATTACATTCTTATCTTCATCTTGGAGTGAATTTGAATACAATCAAGAAAAATGTTTTAGAGATGTTGGATATATTATTGACGCAGTAAGAACTGATATGGTTTATGGTGGTAATGAAAGAAGTTTACAAGCAGGTAGATTCTATTACTACATACCTTCAGTAGCAATTACGGAACAAAAACCACAAACAATTGATGGTATTGATTTCGCAAAAGGACTTGCTGAAAGAGTAATATTGAAAGACCAATTAACAAGAGCACCATTTAATACAAGAGTATCGGTTGACTTGTTAAGAGCAAATAAAAAAGTATTACAAGGTAAGGCAATATCTTATACAAATGGAGCATTCCCAGACTTTGTGTACAATGAAGAAAAATGTTATAGAGATACGGGATTCATCGTAGACGCAATCGCAACAGATTTATTATATGGTGGTAACGAACGAAGTATCGAAGCAGCAAAATCATACTATAATGGTGTGTATGGAGATGCATCCGCAGTTGTTAATGAACAAAAATACGAAACTGCGGAAACTAATAGATTTTTGAGAACTCAATTCCAGAGAATTGTAAGGAACTCTCCGTTAGAATTATTTGGTTCCTTAATAATTACTACTGGACATGACTTCTCTTATGCGGGTTCCGGTGTAACTTATAAAGCATTACCTCCTAACCAAGGTGGTGCAGGTGTACCAGACCCAACAAAAGAAATAACAGAAATAGGTGGAGGTAGAGTATTCTTTACTTCGGGTAATGAACTTGGTGACTTTAGAATTGGTGCAGGACTGGTAATTAACCAGGCAACAGGTACACTTCAGGGTCGAACATTCTCTCGTTCATTGTTCTCGTTAGTAACACCATTCTCACTTGCACTACAAGACTAAAAAGGAAAAAAGATATGGCAGATGTATTTGTACCACTTAACGCATTCAAATCAGTAGTAACTTCTTTAACAGGCGAGGAAGATGTAGTGTATACTACACCCTCTGGGGTTTCTACAATTATTCTTTCTGCTCAGATTACAAATCAGAATGTAGCACAGAATAATAATGTTACACTTAAATTAGATTCTAATAGAAAGATACCAGTACCTCAAGTTCAAAATATTGAAAATACCGGTAGTTTTATTAGTTCTTCACAACTTTTAGAAATAAACAGAACCTTCTTAAAGAAAGAAGCAACCGCATATGCAAATTTCTTAAATAACTTGGAAGATATTCCATTTGCATTCACTTCATCAAAATTTGAAACTTATGTAGATGAAGCATTAGACGCTGTTACTTTTGATATTGAAAATGGTGGTACTTTAAGAACTCAAAAAGAAGCATTGTCTTATTATGATAAAAATGGTGTAAGATTAGATACTGATTTATTACAAGTAACTTCATCGTATAACACGATAAATTATGTAAATACCTTATCACAGCAAATTCTAAAAAATGAATCAGTTACTGGTTCGGTAGATATTGACAGATTATATCAAACTACATTTACACAATCATACGATGCAACATTAACAGCAGAATCTGGTTCTCCTGCTATTATAGAGGATTTATTTGAAGTAATTGCAAATACAAACTTTATACCAGTAAGACAACCCCAAGAAAAGATAGAATTAGTTAAAGATTTCCCAATACGAAAAGGAGATTCATTTTCACCAGTTACCGCAGGTAAACTGGTAATGGAGGAAGAGTTTTCTTTGGTAGTTTCCGGGTCAACAGACTTAAAAGTTATACTTTCTATTCTTGAAAGCGCAAATGAATAATATTTACTATTATATACCCGAGTAGATGAGTCAATTATTAAGTGGAAAAGTTAGAGTAATCAGACCGAGTGATGTATCGGTTGATAGATACGAGTTCTTAGAACTTGCGGAGGCAGAACCTAATTTAGGTGTACCTATTAGTGGGAGTCTGTCATCGGGTTCTATCGCACTTGTTGCTTCTGATGCTGATGGTAATAGACTTTTCGTAACTAAAATACAATTAGAAGAATTTACGGGTTCTTTTAGTGGTTCATTCGCAGGAGATGGTTCTGAATTAAATAACTTACCTGATACTTCATTATTAAGAAGTGGTTCGGCATCTGCATCAATCGCACCAAACACAGGATTCTTAGTAAATGTATCTTCATCATTTGATGGGGACATGGACATTAATGGTGATGTTAGAATTACTGGTGATTTATTAGTAGATAATAGAATTGTAGCAAGAGAAATACTTGTTGAAATTATTTCTTCTTCAATTATTTTCTCAAGTGGTTCAAATCGATTTGGAAACGATGTAACCGATTTACAAGAATTTACGGGTTCACTATCCATTTCAGGTTCTTTTGGTCTTAGAGGTGATGCAAATGTAACTGGTTCGGTCTTTGTTACAAATGATATAGAGGTAAACGCAGTTTCCGCATCATTCTTTAGTGGTAGTGGTAGAGATTTATTTGATATTCCACAATCAGCACTTTCAGAAGATGCCTCTTTAATTGCAAGTGGAGCAATTACCGCATCAACAGCAGACAATCAATTTAGAGTTACTTCCGTTGAAAGTGGTTCTTTATTTGATGGTGATGTAAAACTTGTAACGGGTTCGGTATTTAGTGGTAGTGGTAGAGATTTATTTGATATTCCAAGAAGTGCATTAACTGAAGACGCACTTTTATCATCTTTCATAGCAAGTGGTTCAGTAACCGCATCAGTTGACCCTGATTTTGGATTTAGATTAGAGGGTACTGATAGAGCAGAATTTAGTTCTTCTTTATTTGTAGAAGGTGGAGTATCCGCATCAGTATTTAGTGGTAGTGGTCAAGGACTTTTTGATATTCCTCGTTCAGCATTAACCGAAGACGCATTATTAACTGATTTAATAACAAGTGGTTCGGTAACAGCATCGGTTTCACCAGATGATGGATTTGTAGTAACATCCGAAGAAAGTGGTTCACTTTTTATTGGTGATGTAAAACTACAAAGTGGTTCGGTATTTAGTGGTTCGGGTAGAGATTTATTTAATATACCTCGTTCGGCACTCACCGAAGATGCTTTATTATCTTCATTTATAGTAAGTGGTTCAGTAACTGCTTCTGTTTCACCAGATGATGGATTTGTAGTAACCGCAGTTGAAAGTGGTTCAACATTCTTTGGTGAAGTTAGAGTAGTTAGTGGAAGTTCTTTTAGTGGTAGTGGTGAAAAGTTATTTGATATACCTCTTGCAGCATTATCAGATGAAACACAACAAGCAATTAACGCTGCGATTGCAGCAGAGGCAAAATTATTAGCAACGGGTTCGGTTACTGCTTCGGTAGACCCTGAAGATGGGTTTATAGTAATATCTGAAGCAAGTGGTTCTACATTTACGGGTGAATTAAGATTAACATCGGGGTCTGACTTTAGTGGTTCGGGTGCAAAATTATTTAATATTCCAAGAACTGCACTTACTCAAGATGCTTTAATTTCTTCATTCATCGCATCGGGTTCAGTAACAGCATCGGTAGACCCAGAAACCGGATTCAAAGTAGAAGACTTTGGTTCGGGTATATTAGGAACAAGGTCAGAATTTAGTGGTTCTGTATTTGTATCAAGAAATGTAAGTATTGGAAATGACTTAGATGTAGTTGGTGCAATATCTGGTGCGTTCTTTAGTGGTAGTGGTAGAGATTTATTTGATATTCCATTATCTGCTTTCGCAGAAGAAGTTGTTGCTTCAACAAGAATACAACAAGGTAATGTAACGGCATCGGTTTCTAATGAAGATGGATTCAAAGTTAAATCATTAGATAGTGGTTCTCAATTCACAGGTTCAATAGATGTACTTGGTGGAATTTCTATTAGTAGTGGTTCGGTATTTAGTGGTAGTGGTGCAGAATTATTTGATATTCCAAGAACCGCACTTACTGAAGATGCTTTACTTTCCGCATTTATCGCATCGGGTTCAGTAACGGCATCTACATCACCAGATGATGGATTCGTAGTAACTTCAGTCGATAGTGGTTCTACTTTCTTTGGAGAAGTAAGAGTACAATCAGGTTCTGCTTTTAGTGGTTCGGGTGAAAAGTTATTTAACATTCCCGTAGCAGCAATTGCAGATTTAGATACATCAAAAATATTTAGTGGTTCAGTAACAGCATCTACATCACCAGATGACGGATTTGTAGTAACTTCGTATGATAGTGGTTCAACATTCTTTGGTGATATAAAACTATATACTGGTTCATTTAGTGGTAGTGGTGCTAATTTATTTAATATACCAAGAAACGCATTAACTGAAGATGCCTTAGATTCAAATAGAATTATTAGTGGAGCATTCTCTGCGTCAATTGACCCCAAGACTGGACTTACTGTAAACGCAAGTGCATCAATTGATGGTGATTTGGTAGTAGCAGGAGCAATTGTTTCTAATGAACTTTATACGAATTATATAGCAACTACAATAATCTATTCTTCGGGTTCAAATCAATTTGGAAATGATTTAAGTGATAGACAAGAGTTTACTGGTTCGGTATTTGTAACTAACTCTTTAGATGTTGATGGTGTAATTAGTGGTGATGGTAGTGGACTATTTAATATTCCACAAGCAGCATTATCAGATGATTCCCCAAGAATTGCAACAGGTTCGGTATCCGCATCAGTATTTGAATATAGAGAGTTCCTTGTTGCCTCATCTGAAGGTTCAGTTCGTTCTATATTTAGTGGTTCGATAGATACTCAAAATTATATTTCTGCATCATTATTTAGAGGTGATGGTAGTGGTTTATTTAATATTCCACAATCCGCACTTTCAGAAGATGCATCAAGAATAGCATCAGGTTCAGTAACAGCATCGGTTTCTCCAAATGAAGGATTTATTGTAAATGAGTTTGGTAGATTTGAAGATGATTTAAGAGTAAGTGGTAGTTTTATAGTATCTGCCTCAAATCAAATTGTTCCTACGGGTTCTTTAGATACTCACTTCTTTGTATACAATGTTGGTAATACTGCGTACTCAATCGATGGTAGATTGAATCCAGATTTAGTATTAGTTAAAAATCTTGCATACGAATTTGAAATATCAGCATCAGGACATCCTTTCTACTTAAAAACCGCAGCAGGAACAGGAACTGGTAACGCACTTCCATTTACAAACAATGGTGGAACGAGTGGTTCTATTTTCTTCTCTGCATCTGCACAAGGTACATATTACTATAATTGTGAAAATCATGCCGAAATGGCAGGTACAATCTATGTTGTAGATGAATATGTACAAAGTGGGTCAATAGAATTATACAATGATACTAAAATAGAGGGTGATTTAGACCTAAATGGAAACTTAGATGTACAAAGTAGAATAGACTTTGGAACTACAATAGTTGGACCTAAGGCAGTAATAACCCAAGTATCTGCATCTTTCTTTAGTGGTAGTGGTAGAGATTTATTTGATATTCCTATTTCACAAGATGCAAGGGATTTCCCACTACAAGCAGCAATTGCAACTGGTTCGGTAACGGCATCACTATCACCTGACTTTAGATTTGAAATGAATGCTACCGCATCTATTAGTGGTGGATTAAATGTTGGTGGTAATGTTAAAACTACTGGTTCTTTATTAGTATCGGCATCATTTGAACCATTTGAAGATATTACAAGTCTAAATGTAGATGTTCAAAACTTTGATGGTAGTAACAAATATGTTATCAATTCAGAAAGACAACCCACATTAGAATTCTTAGTTGGTTCAACTTATACATTTTGGCAAACGGGTAGTAATAACCTAACACATGATTTAAGATTATCTACAACTTCAGATGGTACTCATAATAGTGGTACTGTGTATACGGGAAGTGTAGATACTGGAAGTATAGAAGCAGGGGAAAGTGGTTCAAGAGTAATTATTGATGTTAATTCGAACACACCAACAACTCTTTATTACTATTGTATTAATCACTCTGGTATGGGTGGTCAAATTAATGTACTTAGTGAAGAACCAACTAATGCTAATATTGTATTTGATGGTAGAGTTGATATTAGTGATAATGTAACGGTTGAAAAGACTCTAAAGGCAGACAAATTAGTTGCCAATGAAATAAGTGGTAACTTTAGTGGTTCGGGTAGAAATTTATTTGATATTCCTCGTTCTGCATTTACTGGTGACGCATTTAGAATCGCATCTGGGTCTGTAACTGCATCGGTAACACCTGATGATGGATTTGTAGTTGAATCAATAGATAGTGGTTCTCGATTAATTGGTGATGTACAAATAACTGGTTCAACTATTATTGATACCAACTTAGATGTAGAGGGATTAACTACATTACAAACTTTATCAGCACCAAATAGTAATACATTTGGTTCTACAACAGAATCGTTACAACAAATAACAGGTTCGGTTGATGTAACTGGTTCAATAAATGTAACGGGTTCAGTTCTCGCAACTGAATTTGTGGGTGATGGTTCTAAATTAACTGGTGTAATCGCAGAAAGAGCAGAAGATACTCCATTGATTGTTAGTGGAGGTGTAACCGCATCAGTATCACCAGAATTTGGATTTAGAGTAGAATCTCAAGCAAGTGGTTCTGAGTTTACTGGTTCAATAGATGTAGATGGAGACTTAAAAATTACAGGTATCTATACGGGTGATGGTAGTGGACTTACAAATATTGATATTGCTAATTTAGCAATTGATTCATCTCGTATCTTTACTGGTTCAATAACTGCATCAGTTGACCCCGAAGGATTCTTTAGAGTTGAAGGAGAGGGTGCAACACCCGTAACATCTGAATTTAGTGGTTCGGTTCTTGTTAGTGGTTCAATCACTGCTACAACATACTTTGGTGATGGTTCTAATTTACAAAATGTACAAGCAGCAGCAGCACCAAAAATAGCAAGTGGTTCGGTAACAGCATCAGTATCACCGGTATTCGGATTTAGAGTTGAATCTGAAGATAGTGGTTCTGAGTTTACTGGTTCGGTTGATATTAGTGGTTCATTATCAGCATCTTTATTTAGAGGTGATGGTAGTGGTCTATTTAACATCCCCGCAGAATCCTTAACTGACCTTGAGTTAGATAGAATTAAATCGGGTTCGGGTCTTGCAATTATTGACCCGAATGAAATGAATGTTAATGTTAGATTAACCGCATCAGTATTTGCTGGTGATGGTTCTGAACTATTTAACATTCCCGCAGAATCCTTAACGGACTTACAATTAGACAGAATTACATCAGGTTCGGCATTTGCAATCATATCACCTGATAAAGGTTTAGAAATATTTACACCAGCAGACAAGGTTGATATAACTGCTTCACTTAATGTTAGTGGTGCATTAAATGTACAAGATGGTGATTTAATCGTAGAGAGTGGTGGTGTAATATATGGTGATGGTGCAGGACTTAGAAATATTAATATTGCAAACTTAGCATTTGAAACAAATCTACTTCAAAGTGGTGCCTTCACTGCGGAAATTTCACCTGACTTTGGATTTGTTGTAAATGCATCAGCATCAGTTAGTGGTAATTTAAGTGTAGAAAATACTATATTTGCTCCAAGATTTGAAGGTGGGTTATTTAGTGGTTCACTTAAAGGTCCTTATGAGGGAGAAGGTGACGCAGAAGATAGAGAAATACTAATATTTGACCAATCGTTAAATAAGTTTGTACCAGTTCCTGAATCAACACCAACAACAACGGTTCCATTTAGTGATGTAACTCAAGTAACTGTTGTTCACAACTTTGATTTAGATTATCCAATTGTACAAGTTTATGAAACAGGTTCAAACTCACAACTAATTCCTGCTTCTATTGAATCTATTGACAATAATACAGTAAAAATTACATTCAGTACACTAACGAGTGGACAAGTTGTTGTTGGTAGTGGTGGTTCTAAGATTAGTGGAGCAGTTAGTGGTGATAATGTAATTGGAATAGTAAACTCGGCATCAAGAGCAATAACTGCAGAACAAGCAGACTTAGCACTTGGAGTTGTAGGTTTAGATTCTGCATCTATCGCAGCAATCCAAGATTTAGAAAACTTTATAAGAAACGAACAAACTGCCTCAATGACAGTTTTATCGGCATCTTACGCAGTCACTGCTTCATTCGCATTGAATGGTGGTGGAGGTGGTGGTAGTGGAGACTTCCTTGGTACTGCATCGTTTGTAACATCATCTGATGTATATGGTCCATTTGGAAGTGATAGTATTCAATCAGCATCTTATTCAAATTACGCAGTAACTGCCTCTTATGCTATAAACGCAGTATCTGCTGAAGATTATGTTAGAAATGACCAAACCGCATCTATGACGGTTCTTTCTTCATCATTTGCATTAACCGCATCATTCGCACTAAATGCAGGTGGAGGAGTTGGTACAGGTTTCCCATTCTCGGGTTCAGCAGAATTAACTGGTAGTTTGAATATATCAGGTGACTTAATTGTTAGTGGTGGTGCATTTATAGAAGATTTACCAGTAGGTAGTTCATCTACTATTATTTCATATGACCCAACTAATGGTAGGTTAGAACAACAAAGTATAACTATTGCAAGTGGTACATCTGGTACGGCAGGTACAACTGGTACTGGTGGTTCATCGGGTTCAAGTGGAAGTAGTGGAACATCAGGTACATCAGGAACATCTGGTACAACCGGTTCTGAAGGTACTTCGGGAACATCGGGTACGAGTGGTACAAGTGGAACAAGTGGTACATCAGGTACATCAGGAACATCAGGTTCTTCGGGTTCTGCTGGTACGAGTGGTACAAGTGGAACAAGTGGAACGGCAGGTACATCTGGAACTTCAGGAAGTTCAGGAACTTCGGGTTCAAGTGGAACTTCGGGTACAAGTGGTAGTTCTGGTTCAAGTGGTACTTCGGGTACAAGTGGTAGTTCAGGTTCCGCAGGAACAAGTGGAACTTCGGGAAGTTCGGGAACTTCGGGTACATCTGGTAGTTCAGGTTCAAGTGGTACTGCCGCAGAAGACCCTGTTACTGATATTTTCATAGTAACTGCCAATGGTTCTAATTTCTACAATATAGATGGAGTTAGACAACCAACTCTAACACTATTACGAGGATTTACTTATGAGTTTGATGAAAGTGATGCTACAAATAGTGGTCATGCTATAGCATTATCAACAACTTCTGATGGTACACATGGTGGAGGTAGTGAATATACAGTAGGTGTAACGAGAACGGGAAGTCCAGGTGTAAGTGGAGCAGAATTAAGATTTAAGGTTCCTGATAACGCACCAAATACATTATACTATTATTGTGTTAACCACACGGGAATGGGTGGTACACTTTTAATTGATACTCTTTCAAGTGGTACATCTGGTAGTTCAGGTACTTCAGGAAGTTCAGGAACAAGTGGTACAACGGGTTCTGCTGGTACGAGTGGTACATCTGGTACGAGTGGTACAAATGGTTCTTCAGGTAGTTCTGGTTCATCGGGTTCATCTGGTTCAAGTGGAACAAGTGGTTCTTCTGGTTCATCAGGAACAAGTGGTTCTTCGGGTTCTGATGGTTCAAGTGGAACAAGTGGAAGTTCGGGAAGTTCAGGAACTGCTGGTTCAAGTGGTACGGCAGGTTCAAGTGGAACAAGTGGAAGTTCGGGAAGTAGTGGAACCGCAGGAACAAGTGGTTCAAGTGGTTCTTCTGGTTCAGGTGGAGAAAGTGGTACATCTGGTACATCAGGTTCTTCGGGTACAAGTGGTATAGATGGTGAAGATGGAACAAGTGGTACATCTGGTGTGAGTGGAACTTCAGGAACGAGTGGTTCTGATGGTATTGATGGTACAAATGGTACAAGTGGTTCAACGGGTTCAGCAGGAACGAGTGGTACAAGTGGTACAACTGGTACTTCGGGTTCAAGTGGAACATCTGGTAGAGATGGTACATCAGGTACATCAGGTAGTTCGGGTAGTTCGGGTACAACTGGTTCTGATGGAACATCAGGAACATCAGGAACAAGTGGAACGAGTGGTACAAGTGGAGACCCTGGTACAAGTGGTACTTCAGGAAGTTCAGGAACAAGTGGAACGAGTGGTACAACTGGTTCTGATGGTACAAGTGGAAGTAGTGGCACAAGTGGAACATCTGGTACAAATGGTACTTCAGGAAGTTCAGGAACAAGTGGAAGTAGTGGTACAACCGGTACTTCGGGTTCAAGTGGCACAAGTGGAACATCTGGTGAAGATGGTACATCTGGAACGAGTGGAACGAATGGAACTTCGGGAACTTCGGGAACGAGTGGATTAGGTACAGATGGAACTTCAGGTTCTTCTGGTACGAGTGGAGAGACAGGAACAAGTGGAACAAGTGGTACAGATGGAACCTCTGGAACTTCGGGAACAAGTGGTTCAACTGGAACCGATGGTACGAGTGGAAGTAGTGGTACAAGTGGTACAAGTGGAACTTCAGGAACCTCTGGTAGTTCAGGTTCTTCAGGAACAAGTGGAAGTAGTGGCACAAGTGGAACGAGTGGAAGTAGTGGTACGAGTGGTTTAGATGGTACATTATTTGGTTCATCAGGAACCTCTGGTACTTCAGGAACATCTGGTACATCGGGTACAAGTGGAAGTACGGGTACTTCTGGTACGAGTGGTCAAGATGGAACATTCTTTGGTTCATCTGGTACAAGTGGTACAACTGGTTCCGATGGTACGAGTGGAACAAGTGGAACAACTGGTACATCAGGAACTTCGGGTTCTGCTGGTACGAGTGGTTCAAGTGGTTTAGATGGAACATTCTTTGGAAGTAGTGGAACTTCAGGAACATCTGGTACTTCGGGTACAACAGGTACATCTGGAACAAGTGGAACTGCTGGTACGGCAGGTACAAGTGGTGTTGATGGTACATTATTTGGAAGTAGTGGTACGAGTGGAGAAACTGGAACTTCAGGAACAACTGGTACGAGTGGTACAAGTGGAACGCAGGGTACATCGGGTACAAGTGGTGTAGATGGTACTTTATTTGGTAGTTCAGGTTCAAGTGGAACTTCAGGAACATCAGGTACAACCGGTACATCTGGTTCAAGTGGAACTTCAGGAACATCTGGTTCTTCGGGTGTAGATGGTACTTTATTTGGTTCAAGTGGTTCGAGTGGAACGAGTGGTACATCGGGTACTTCGGGAACAACTGGTACGAGTGGTACAAGTGGAACGAGTGGTCAAGATGGTACTTTATTCGGTTCAAGTGGTTCAAGTGGAACCGCAGGAACGAGTGGTTCAAACGGTTCATCTGGTACATCGGGAACTTCTGGAACAAGTGGAACTTCTGGTACGAGTGGTCAAGATGGTACTTTGTTTGGAAGTAGTGGTACAAGTGGTACAAGTGGTACAACTGGTACATCAGGAACTTCGGGCACACGAGGTACATCGGGTACTTCTGGTCAAGATGGTACTTTATTTGGTTCATCTGGTACTTCAGGTACATCGGGAACCTCTGGTACAAGTGGTGAAAGTGGTTCAAGTGGAACTTCTGGTACAAGTGGTACTTCAGGTTTAGATGGTACTTTATTCGGTTCAAGTGGTTCAAGTGGTACAGCAGGTACAACTGGTTCGGAAGGGACTTCAGGTACAAGTGGTGTAAGTGGTTCAAGTGGAACTTCTGGTACGAGTGGTCAAGATGGTACTTTATTTGGTTCAAGTGGTAGTTCAGGTACTTCAGGAACATCTGGAACTTCAGGTACAAGTGGTTCAACTGGAACCAATGGTACAAGTGGAACTGGTGGTACTTCAGGTTTAGATGGTACTTTGTTTGGAAGTAGTGGTTCAAGTGGAACAAGTGGTGTTAGTGGTACAACCGGTACTGCAGGTACATCAGGAACTTCGGCAGCAGGTTCGAATGGTACTTCAGGTACTTCAGGTTTAGATGGTACTTTATTTGGTTCAAGTGGTTCGAGTGGAACGAGTGGTACATCTGGTATCAATGGTACAAACGGAACATCTGGTGTAAGTGGAACAAGTGGTTCATCGGGTAGTTCTATACCTTTAAGTGGTACAACCAATAATGGTTTAACTACATATAACAATGCTTTAGCAGGATTGGATGTAGAGAGTGGACTAACTTATGATGGTAATACATTAGATGTAACTGGTATCATTGACGCATCAGTATCTATTCATACAACATTATTTGAAGAATTAGTAAGTGCAGAAGGAACGGGTGGTAATGTAACATTGGATTTAACATCAGCAAACAACTTTACATATACGGTTAATACAAATGCTACATTTACATTCTCAAACCCACCATCAAATCCAAAAGCATTAGGATTTACACTACTTTTACAAAATGGTGGTAATTATACAATAGGATGGCCTGGTACAGTTCAATGGGCAGGTGGTGTAGCACCCGCATTAACTTCAAATGGTTATGATGTATTAGTATTCTACACATTTGATGGTGGAACAAATTATTGGGGATTCCTTAGTGGAGCAGATTTAAGATAAACGATAAGTTATGAATTATGAGTATAGCAAGAAGATTAGTAAGTTCAGGGGGAGGAGGTGGAGCAGTGGCCTTTAGTTTTGATTTAACAGTAACTGCAGGACAAACATATACCTTACCTTTATTTTCAGTTGGTGGTACACAACCAAATATTTCGGTATCTTGGGGTGATGGTTCTGCTGACTCGGTAGTAACTTCTACAACCGATGTAAATGCTACGCACACCTTTTCAAGTGGTGGAACATATACAGTAAATATTACTGGGTCATTACCTGGTTTCAGGGTGGATAATGATAGTTTTAGATTATTATATTCTGCCATAAATAGTTTTGGTAATGTTGGTATAAGACAGATAAATTTTTATGGTTGTTCCAATATAACCACAATAAGTGGAATTTCTGATTTGGATGGTTTAGCAAGGGTAACACAGTTTAACAATACATTTAGAGGAACTGGTATCACATCAATCCCATCGGGATTATTTGAATATGCAACATCTGCACAAGAATTTACAGATACATTTTCATTTACGGGTATAACATCAGTACCAAATAATTTATTTGATAATGCAGGAACTTCGGTAGCATCATTTAACTCTACTTTTTTAGGATGTTTATCTTTAACAACAGTTCCAACCAATATGTTTCAATATAACACCGCAGTTCTTTCATTCTCATCAACTTTTAGAAATTGTAGAGCATTAACTAATATACCAACATTTGTATATAATTCAAATGCTACTTTATTTTCTAATATATTTAATATGAGTTCAACAACAAACGGTTCATCATCTTGGGATTTAGATGAGGCACTATGGTTAAGAACACCAACTCCATTGGGTACAAACGCATACAACAATTGTACAGGTATTGGTACTAACCCATCCTCAACTTATGATTATAATGATATACCATTAAATTGGAAATAATTATGTATATAAAAGTATCAGGTTCAGTAACAACATATCCATACACTATTCAAGATTTGAAAAGTGATAATCCTAATATTAGTTTTCCTAATGTTTTAACGGATTCGGTATTGAATAACTTTAATGTATATTCCGTAATTCAAGTTGAAAATGGTGGAGACTATACAAAAGATTATGTAGAGGGAACTCCAACACAATCTGGTTCAGTTTATGTACAAAATTGGACAGAATCAGACGCAAGTAGTGAGGATATAGAAACAAGAAAAAATGAAAAGTGGGAAGAAGTTAGAGATATAAGAGATAATTTATTAGCACAATCAGATTGGACACAATTTCAAGATTCACCAATTACTGGTTCTTTGTTAACTGATTGGCAAACTTATAGACAAGGACTAAGAGATATTACAAGTCAAGAGAATCCATACTCTTTAACTTGGCCCACAAAACCATCTTAACAAAAAGATTAAGTTATATTTATACCTATAAACAATGAGTAGATAAATGAGAATAGACCAACCCAGTTTTTCAGGTTCGATTACACAAGCATCAATTGCGTATGCTGAATTAAGTGGTTCGTTTAC